TTTCACATATAAATTATCATAATAATTTGTTTTCACATATAAATTATCATAATAATTTGTTTTCACATATAAATTATCATAATAATTTGTTTTCACATATAAATTATCATAATAATTTGTAATGAGATATGTATTTAGACATTTCTCCTTTATCAACAATTCCGATGGCTAGTACAGTTTTTGACCCTGTTTCTATTTGAGTTTTCCCAGCATCTTCAACAATATGAAAAGGTAAATTTTCCTTTTGGCATATTTTTACTAAATTTATCATTTCATAATAATTGGGTATTTTGAGTACTATTTTTGCACTACCGTTTCTATCATATCTTTCGATCCGGATAGGCTCGTTTTTAGGTAATATATATTGAGTTGCATGACAACATTGGGCGGCTATTTTTCCTTTTCCCATTTTAAGATCTGTTCTCACAAAATAATAAATTGTGCTCATTTATCATTTTATATTGATTGATATAATTATATGATATCGATTAATCAATTTTTATATCATTTGATCATATAAAAGTATATTTTTATAACATATATATAAAAATATGAATCCAAAAATTTTAGTGATCACATTATTAAGAGAAGGTAGTTTTTTAAAAAATATATTATCAAATTTCGAGAAACAGGATTATGAAAATAAGAAATTTATGATTATCACAAATAAAGAAATCGCAAACAAAAATAGTGATATAACTGTAAATACGTTACAAGATATAGATAATACAAAAAATATATTTTATTATTTGAAAACATTAGATAAAAATGTTGTTAATGACTTCGATTTTATTTGTGTATTTGATTCATTTTGTAATTATGAATCCAGTTATTTATCCAACCGTGTAAACAAGTTAAGTGCAGAATATGATTTGTTTATAGATAATTCAATAATTGTATATGATACATCGACAAATAGTTTTTATATGAGACATAATAATATATTAGGGCTCGTCAATACATTTATTATAAATAGTAAATGTATTTCTAAAAATCGTGATAAATTAAATAAAAAAATATTGTCGTATGGTGACCACATTACTAAAATATTATACAAAAAAGATAAATTGACTATAAATATGAATCGATGTGTCAAAATAACCGACATTTGGAAAATAAAAAAAATGCATGAAAATCTATTGGAATATGTCTTAATGGATGTTTCGTCAAATTTAGTAAGTGTTATTATAACAATGTATAATTCCGAAAAAAGCATAGCTAAATGTATAAATTCAGTACTTGCACAAACTCATACTAATATGGAAATATTTGTTGTTGATGACGCGAGCAAAGATATGTCAAGAGAGATAGTGAAAAAATTAAGTGTATTAGATAATAGAATAACGCTAATAGAAAATGATATTAATAAAGGAACTTATTACTGTAAAAATTTAGCCTTACAACAAGCAAACAAATTATCAAAATATTTTGTACTTCAAGATAGTGATGACACTGCTCATAAAGAAAGGATAAGAAAACAAATAGAAATTTTAGCTTTAAATAACGGGAAAATGTCAACATGTCTGGGATTTAGATATGGAGAATTTCGTTTTGCGTGTATTTCACAGGTTTTCTCATTTCAAGTGTTTGAAGAACTCGGCTATTTTGATGTTAATAGATTCGGCGCGGACACAGAATTTTTATATAGATTCTTTGAATTTAATAAATTATTTTGGACATATATACCTTATTATAAACATTTTAGAAAGGAATCTACTTTAGATAATTGTGAAAATATTTATTATAATTTGCCATGTATGTTGTATAATATAAATTTAGAATTAGATGAGAAAAATATAACATCAAAATATCCTTTGGGTTGTAAAGAGAGAAATGAATATAAGAGAAAATGGTTTAAAAAAGTTAGAGGTGCAAAAAAAAAAGAATTGAAATATAGTTTTATTAAAAAAACTGGTGGTAAATTCGATATATCGCAGTAATATTATATACGAATTATATATATACACATGCAAAATATAGGAATAATTGGCCTCGGATTTGTTGGATACGCAATGTACCAAAGTTTTGAGAAAAAAGGTTTAACAGTTGGAGAAAATCTTTTCGGTTATGATAAATTTAATAGTAAGGGTAATTGCAATTTCGATGAAATAACATTATGTGATATACTTTTTTTGGCACTTCCAACAAAATATAGTAACTCAAAAAAGCAATATGATAAAAGCATAATATATAACGTATGTGACGATCTCCGTAAAAATAACTTTGATGGTGTTATTGTAATTAAAAGTACTGTAGAGCCAGGAACAACTTACGATTTAGAAAAACAATTTGAGAATCTAAATTTTATTCACAATCCAGAGTTTCTAACTGCTATTACAGCATACGAAGATTTTCATGATCAAAAGCATATCGTATTGGGAAAAGGAAAGAATTGTTCAGAAGAAAAATTAGAAAAAGTATCAAATTTTTACAAAAAATATTATATTGATAACATATCTGTTTGTTCTGCTTTAGAATCAGAATCAATGAAAATATATGTAAACTGTTTTTACTCTGTAAAAGTACAATTTTTCACTGAATTATTCTTGACATGTTCCAAAAACGGTTGTGATTACAATAAAGTAAAAGATATGATGCTAAAAAACGGATGGATAAATAAGATGCACACAATAGTGCCAGGTCCAGACGGAAAAATAAGTTACGGTGGATTATGTTTTCCAAAAGATACGAATGCATTAAACGAGTATATGAAAGACAATGATATACCAAATGGTGTTTTAAATGCATGTATACAGGAAAGAAATAGTATGAGAGACGATCATGATAATGTAGATGATTAAATATTTTGTTTTTTTAAATTTTTTATTTAGAAAATTTAAAAATTACATATCATGGTCAACCATTTTTTTTACTAATTCTTCAAATATTATATCAGGTGACCAACCGACTTCTTTTTTTAGTTTAGAATAATCGCCCAATAAAGTATTAACCTCGGTTGGTCGAAAATATTTTTCGGAAATATCAACAACTATTTTTCCATTTTCAGAATTTATACCTACTTCATCAATACCTGATCCTTTCCATTCAATAGTAATACCGCCTACCAAAAAAGCTTTTTCTATAAATTCTCTTACTGTATGTTTTTCTCCTGTAGCAATTACAAAATCATCAGAACTATCGTGTTGCAGAATTAGCCACATGACCCTAATAAAATCTTTGGCATGACCCCAATCTCTTTCCGAATCAATATTTCCCAAAGTTATTTTATCAATTTCTCCTCTGACTATTTTACCTACACCTATTGTTATTTTTCGTGTAACAAATGTAACACCCCTCCTCTCTGATTCATGATTAAAACAGATCCCATTGGATGCAAACATTTTATAGGCATCTCTGTAATTACGTGTTATCCAATAACTATATAATTTTGCTATTGCATATGGAGATTGAGGATTAAAAGGAGTATTTTCATTTTGTGGGGATTCTAACACTTTACCATACAATTCACTTGTTGATGCTTGATAAAATCTCGTTTTATCTATTAAACCAGTTGTTCTGATAGATTCAAGTAAATTTAATGTACCTATAGCATCAACTTGTGCGGAATAATGAGGTATCTCAAATGAAACTTTAACGTGACTTTGTGCTGCAAGATTGTATACTTCCAATATTTTTAAATCAGAGTAAGTATTTTTAATTTCATGTAAAATACTTATTAAACATACATGATCAGTCATATCTCCATATTTTAAAATTAGACGTTCGTTGTTGTATATATGGTCAATTCTTTGTGTGTTTAGATTTGAACATCTTCTAACTATTCCCCAAACATAATACCCTTTTTCCAATAAAAATTCTGCTAAATACGAACCATCTTGTCCGGTTATCCCAGTTATCAAAGCTATTTTTTCCATTATATAATAAAATAATAAATAAATATTTACGCAAGTAACTCACATAAAGTCATCTAATAAAATAATTATTCTTTACATAATTGTTCAACTGCTTCAACAACTGATTGATAAAACATTTTTGTTGGGCATTTTTCATTATTACAACAACCATTAGAAACATGAAATTGTTTGATTGATAGTTGAGATTTCATTGTTTGTATGGCATTATCAGTTAATTTATCTGTACACAAATTTCTAATATTGTATTCCGGCATATGTAATTTAAATATTTTTTTTGCTTTATGACATACAACATGTTTGTCCATTGTCACTTTTCCAAATTTTAGTTGATCTTTAATATTATTTGGAAATATATTTTTGCATATTACAATTGCATTGCTGGCTTGCATTTCTGCTAACATTTTTTGAAGAGATTCTGGATCAAAATTCATTTAATGTTTAGATATTACTCGTTATAGCAATTGAACATTAACAAATATTATATCAATTTTTCTATAAAATGTAAACTTGTTTTGATCTCTTTTAATGTGGGTCTCAACTCTGGATCAATATTTGTCATATTGCGAACTATTTGTTGCACACATACAGGAAAATCTGATGGAAAAGTATATGCCGAACTATGATACGTATCAAACCAAATGTCACCGAATTTTGCATACATTGGTGATCCATATATCATTATATATGTTATTACACCTAATGGATAAATATCTTGTTTTTCTGTGATTTCCATACTTGTCCTTCTAATAAATTCTGGAGGTATATATCCATACTTTCCAATACCCAAAATACATTTCGGATATATTTTTCCAATTTTTTTAATCATACCATAATCACAAATAACAACATTGTTTTTATCAGATGATACCAATATATTTTCCGGAGAAAGATCGCCGTGAATATATCCATTTTCATGAATAACAGTTAATCCCTCGATAAGCTGTTTTAAATATGATATAACTGTATTCAGTTTGAATCTTCCACTAGTTTGAACAACTGTGAACAAATCATGTTTATAATATGGACATACAATATATATCCCGTGAACATCTTCATATATACCTTCACTTTTCAGTAAATGAGATGTTTTAGATGTTTTAATTTTTTTAAACATTTCTATTTCATTCGATGGAAGATTTGCCTTTCGTTTGAAACTGGAGTTATAATATTTTACTATTTTAATTTGATGTGTTTTTTTATGTTTACATGTCATAATATGGGAACTATTGCCACGATATATTGTGCTAGTAACATCATAATTATCTTCGAAATCTTTTTTTGAATCACAGATACCCATTATCCAAACACTGTATATGATGTATATATAACATAACCATTATCAATTTCAAATTTATTAAATAATATTTCAAAAATAGAACTTAAACTTACTGACTATAATTCAAAATCATGCAAACTAACAAAGTTTAAAAAATATATTAAAATGAAAAATAGTACAAATGCTCAATTACTAAAATCATACGAAGCAACTATATTTAGACAATACAAATGGTACAGTCATATGAACAAACAGAGAGCTGAAAGTAAAATGATAGAAAAAATAAAAAAAACTTTTGGGGAAAACTGTAAAATAATTTATGGTGACTGGGAAATAAATAGACAGATGAAAAACTTTATAAGTACCCCAAATATAGGAATAAAAAGAAAAGTAGCAGAACAATTCATTGTATATAATTTTGATGAATTTAGAACCTCTTGTCTTAATCATAAGACTGAGGAAAGATGCGAAAATTTGCATCTTCTTGATAAGAATGGTAAATCTCATAAATTACATTCCGTCCTAACATTTAAAATGGAAAATAATCGGTATGGATGTATAAATAGAGATTTAAATTCTGTTAAGAATATGAAAAAAATATCTGATTATTGGTTTCAGTATAAAGAACGACCAATAAGGTATAGAAGAGAGTTTGACCTTATAACCAATAAACTCAAAGGTTCTAACCCCTTAAAAGGTAAAAGGATTAAGGTGTCAAATAGAACCAAGCCCACAAAGAAGAAATAATTTTCTTCTGGGTACAATTACATTTTTTTACTGGAAAGTGTCCCATTTTTCAGTGAAAATGGTGTAATAACATAACCAACCCTATTTTTTTCAAATTTCGCAACCATCAATTTACTAGGATCAGTAGGATGTTTAAATGACAAATATTTTGTTTCACTATCGAAATGCCTATTGACAATTTGTAACATATGAAGCAAAATAGTAAGATATTTTTTGTATTCGCTTTTTGATTCTAATTTCTTATACATCTTATACGTGTATTCACATATACTAATATCTGAAACATAGTTTTGTTTTAGACGATCAGGTAATAATATATCTGATAATTTATCAGATACTTTTTTGATATAGTTAATTCATTTCGTATATCATGCATTGTCATTATTTTAGCAACACATCGTCTCTCATTACACGAAACTGTTTAGAAAATCCTAGACAATTCTGGACATTTTTACTATAATCACTTAAATATTACACAATATATATATATATTATGTAATGAATATAAAATGTCTTACGTTACACAAAAAAAAGCA